CGCCTGCTTTCCGCCGCTGCCACCACCAACGCCACGAGCGTCAAGACCAGCGCGGCCGACCTGTTCCGGGCGCGCGGCTACAATGCCAGCGCCAGCGCCCGCTATCTCAAGCTCTACAACAAGGCGAGCGCGCCGACCGTGGGCACCGACACCCCGGTGGCCACCTATTACCTGCCCCCCAGCAGCACGTTCGAGATCGCATTCGATACGCCGCTCTACTTCGGCACGGGCCTGGCCTTTGCCCTGACCGGGGCAGCGGTGGACAGCGACACCACCGCGATCGCTGCAGGCGATATCCTGTGCCTCAACATCCACTACGCCTGAAGGAGCGCGTTTCATGGCGATCTGGCGCCGCGACGACGATACCATCGGCGAGCTGTTCGACGATGGACTGGACCTGAAGCCGGGCGAGGACGGGTTTACCCGTTCCGTGGCCAAGGCGCATTTCGGGACGAATGCCTTCAGCTATGTCGGCACGCCCGATTGGCAATCGACCCCCGAATGATGCGCGCTCCCCTTTCCCCTTGTGGAAAGGGGCATTTTCCTGGCTGCCAGCAAGGACAATCCGATGGCCCAACTGATCGACATCTGTAACCGTGCCCTGGCGCAAATCGCCGCCGGGCAGATTGCCGATTTCGCCGAAGGCAGCATCGAGGCGCGCGAAGCGAACCGCTTTGCCCTGCCACTGCTGGCCGAACTGGCGGAATGGGCACCATGGCCCTGGGCGCGCACGCGCGTGGTCCTGGCCGAAGTGGTCAACGACCGGCCCGCCGAGTGGCTGCATGCCTATGCCGCACCAACCAATCTGGCACAGCCGATTGCATTGCGCGCCATGGAAGACGCGGCCACGGCGCTGCCAGCGGGCGGCCCTTTTCCCTTTCCGCTACAGGACGCCGCGCCGCTGGCGTTCCTCTATGAAGCAGGGCGCATCTATGCCAACGTGGCGAACGCGACGCTGGTCTACGTGCGGAGCAACGTAGCGGCGCAGGAACTGCCGCCGCTGGTGGCGCGCGCGTTCGAGCTGGAATTGGCGGCGCGCCTGGCTTTGCCCGTGAAGAAGGATGCCACGGCAGCCCAGACACTTGCCCGCGCCGCCGAAATGGCGCGGATGCGGGCCATTGCCGACGAGGCCAACAAGCACGGCGAGCGCCCGGCCCGGTTTGCCAGCGAAGCGGAACTGGCCCGTGCCGGCATCGGCTTGGCGGGAGATGCGGCATGAACGGCACGCGCACGGCGCAAGCCAATTTCTGCCGCGGAGAGCTGGGGCCTCAGCTATACGGCCGCTTCGACGTGGACGCCTGGGGCACGGCCCTGCGCAAGGCGCGCAATGTCATCGTGCTGAAGTACGGCGGCATCGCCAAGCGCCCCGGTACCGAACTGGTCGCCGAAGTGCTGGACCCGACGCAGCCGGTGCGGCTGGTGCCATTCCAGTTTTCGCTGAGCCAGACCTATGCCCTGGAAATGGGCCAGGGCTATATGAGCCCCTGCGCGAACGGCGGCCGCATCCTGGAAGAGGAACTGGCGATCACCGCGATCAGCAACGAGGCACAGGCCCTGGTCGAAGTGGCCTTTCACGGCTTTGCCGTGGGTGACCGTTTCTATGTCACGGGTTGCGCCGGCGCGATGGGCACCCTGCTCAACGGCCGTGCCTGGACCGTGACGGCCGTGCCCGACGCCGGCCATTTCCGGATCGATGCCGATACCCGCGCCGTGGCAGCCTTTTCCGGCTGCACCGGCGGCACGACGCGCAGCGCACCGCCTGTGGCACCGACGGCGCCGGTGGTGCCCCCTGTCAATCCGGCCCCGATCCGCCCGGCCATCTATTTCGGCGGCGCGGGCCAATTCGGTGGAAGGGCCTGGTACTGATGGGCGGCGCACGCATCTACACGACCGGTTCGCCCTACAACGGGGTGGAACTGGCCGAACTCGATTTCGAACAGACGGCCGATACGATGTATCTGGCCCATATCGACCACGCGCCGGCCAAGCTGGTGCGCGCCGGGCACACCAATTGGACGTTTGCGCCGGTGGCCTTTGCCCCCACGGTGGCATCGCCGGTGGGTTGCTATGCCTGGGCCACGGTGGACAACACCGACAGCAGCAACGGCAACGCCGCCTATTTCCCGCAACCGGCAAGCTATTGCGTGACGGCGGTGAACGACGACACCGGCATGGAAAGCCGTGCCAGCACCGCGTCTACTGCCACCAACGACTTGTCGCTCAAGCGCAATTTCAACACGATCAGTTGGGCCGCTGTGGCCGGGGCAACGCGGTACAACGTCTACAAGGCCGACAATTCGCAGTTCTTCGGCTATATCGGAACGACGCAGAGCACGACCTTTCGCGACGACAACATCGCGCCGGGACTAGATCGTGCGCCGCCCCAAGCGGCCAATCCCTTTGCCGGGGCGAACGACTATCCGTCCACCGTAACGCTGTTCGAGCAGCGGGCGATCTGGGCCCGCACGCGCAACGTGCCGCACGGCATCTGGACGACGCGCAGTGGCCAGCTGGAAAACATGGACCGATCGCGGCCGCTGAGGGCGGATGATTCGATGGCGTTCACCATCGTGGCGGGACGGGTCAATTCGGTGAACCAGCTGGTTACCACGACAAGCCTGCTGGCCCTGACATCGGACAGCGTGTTTCACATCGACGGCGATGGATCGGGCGGCGTGCTCGACGCAACGCGCGCGCCGGCCACGCGCCGCCAGATCGGGCGCGGATCGTCGCGCCTGCCGCCGCTGGTGATTGACAACGTGGTGTTCTATCAGCCCAGCGTGGGCCGCACGGTGCGCACGATCGGCTACGATTTCACCATCGACGGCCTCAAATCCAACGACGTCTCGATTTTCTCGCCCCATTTCTTCGATGGCATGGGCATCGTTTCGTGGTGCTATGCCCAGGAACCGCGCAGCGTGGTCTGGGCGGCGCGCGAGGATGGCAAGCTCGCCTGCTTTACCTGGGAGCAGGAACAGAACGTGTGGGGCTGGACCCTGTGCGAGACGGACGGCAAGGTGCTTTCGGTATGCGCCATCGCCGAGGACGGCGAAGACCGGGTGTACATGGTGGTGGAACGCGTGATCGCGGGCGTCACCCGCCGGTTCGTGGAACGGCTGGCCAGCCATTCGTGGACCGACGTGCGCGAGGCCTGTTACCTCGATTGTGCCGTCAAGGGCCGGTTCGATGAACCGCGCACCAGCTTCACCGGGCTGTGGCACCTGGAAGGACGCACTGACATTGCCGGTCTGGTCGATGGCGTGGCAATTGCCGGCCTTCAGGTGACCAATGGCACCGTGGCCTTGCCAGCGGGCATGGGCGGGGCGCGCCAGGTGACGTTCGGCATCCCCTATCAGGTGGATGTAGAAACGCTGCCCTTGCGCCTCAATACCGCAGCGGGCAGCAGTGTGGGCCGGATCTGCCAGGCAGGCGAGGCCGTCCTGACGCTGGCCAATACCCGCCAGATCGAGGCCGGGATCGATGGCGATCACCTGTTCCCGGTGAAATCGCGCAAGGATGAAGCCTGGAACGCGCCCGATGCGCTGATGGACGGCGAGTTCCTCGTCAACCTCGACAACCGGGCGCGCGATGACTGTGCCATCTGGATCCGGCAAACCGCGCCGCTGCCTTTCACGCTGCTGGGCGTGGCGATCGATCCGGTCTTGGGCGGATGAGTGCGCCTGTCCACTTCGGGATCGATATCGTTCCCGCGCATAGGCGCCACATCGGATTTCTCGCCCGGCACATGCGCGCGATCGACCAGGCCGAATGCCGAGCCATGGGCCGTGAGCCCAAGGCCGCACTGCGCCACGGCCTGCTGGCGTCGAGCCGCTGCTGGACGGCGCTGGTGGCAGGCCGGCCCCACGCCATGTTCGGCGTGGTGGTGGAATCGGCACTGGGCGGGCGCGGCGTGCCATGGTTTCTCGGCACCGAGGAAGTGTGGCGCCACGCGCGCGCGCTGCTGCGCCTTGGCCCGCCGATATTGGCGACAATGCACGATTCAAGCGCCGTGCTGGCCAATCTAGTGTCTGCCGGCAACACACGAGCGATCCGCCTGCTCGAACGATGGGGTTTTGCAGTGGACCACGACACCGTGATCGTGGGCGACCTGGCCTTTCGCCGTTTCGCCCGTCGGCGCCCCGCCCTTTCCACCCTGCAACAGGAGAATGCCTGATGTGCGGCCCCGCCCTTCCGATCATTGCCGCCAGCCTTGCCGTGGCCGGCCAAGGCATCAACACGATCAGTGCCATGCACCAGGCGCAATACCAGCGCGACGCGGCGCTGCGCCAGGCCGAGCTGGAGCGCAGCGCGGCGCGCGATGCGCAGGATGAAACAACGCGCGCCATCCAGGACCAATATCGCCAACTGGCGGCCGAGGAAGGCCGCCAGCGCGTGGCTGCCGCGGCAGGTGGCGTCGGCGTCGATTTCGGCACCGCCGCCGATGCGGTGGACAGCGCCCGCCTGGCTGGCGAGACGCGCGTGACCGACATCGCCACGCAGGGTGCGCGCGTGGTGCGCCAGGCCGATGCCGGCGCCGCCTTTGCCATGGGACGGGCCA